GAAATCAACGCCCGCATCAGCAACCTACAAGCATTGGAGTACACAGCATGACCGCATACACAGTCTACCTACTCAGCGAAAAGCGCTTTCAGCACACCATGACAGTCATGGCCAATGACCCAGACCACGCCATTGGCATTGCACTCGAAAAGTGCGACTTTGAGGTGCGTGAAGCTTACTGCGAAGACGAGGCCTTTTACCAATGATCGCAACACTCAAACTGTATGCAGGCGCAGCACTTGCTTTGGCGGTGCTGTACGCAATCACCTATGTCGTTCTGGGGGTAGCATGAAAGCACTAGAACTCATCAGAAATGCACTGGCCCTGCTGGGCCTAGTGTCCACCACCATTATTGTTGGCGTGTATCTCGGCTACACCACGTATCAACCAGCCTGTGATAATGCATTGGCAATCTTTACCAAGGCGTGTAAATGACCGATACAAAAGGAGCAAAGCATGAATGATGATGATACCGACTCCGGCGGGGACTTTTTTGTTGACGCGGTGAAGACCATCATTGGCGTGGGCTTTGTTGTTCTGCTTGCAGTCACCGTTGTCGCAGCCATTTGGGAGTTTGCGCTATGAAAGATGCAGAGGACGAAGCGTTCGACGAATTGGCCCGCAGGCAAGGTGCCTGGGGCGGCGGCTATCGGGCCAAGCGTGCGGCGGCTGCGGACAAGTTGCAGGAACCTATTTACAACATTACTGTATTTGACAACGCCCATCCTAAAGGCATACCTCTTGAAGATTGGGTGCAGCCACCAAAGCGCCCGTGGGTAGGGCTGACAGACCAAGAGTCCATCGACATCATCAAAAAGGACAACAACTACCTGTACCCCATCCAATTGCTACAAGCTGTAATGGATGCATTAAAAGCAAAAAACTCATGAAAAAGCCACTTAAGCACATAGCCATTAGGGAGCTGCTACGCAAATACCCAGATGGTCTATCAACAAAACAGATCTGCAGGCTTTCAGGTATTGGCGAACGTGTCACGCGGCCTGCACTGCGTAAGATGGCTGATGCCTACATTGACCGCTGGATTCGAGGGGAGTTCCAAAAGCCGCCAGAGGCTGTCTGGTGTGTGGTTGAGGTGCCGGAAGATTGCCCACCACCGTATATGAAAGAGAAAGCATGAATCCGTTAGACCAATGGGAAACAGCATTTGACGATTGGGTCAAGCTGCTTGGGCACGCCAATGCCATGGAGTTGTTAGAGGACCCCAAAGCAATTTGGGATGAAGCATGGCGCCAAGCCATCATGGTGGCGCAGGAGGCACAGAATGTCAAGCACTAAAAAGACCACCAAGGCGCCAGCACCAGTGACGCCTGCGCCACAAGAGCTAGAAGCCCATGTAACAATCGACGACGTGCTTGACGCAATGCTTGAAGGCAAAGATGCGCCACTGACTGACCAGATCTACGGCACACAGCCTATTCAAGTAGCCCAGATTGACTTGCTGCCTATAGCCAATAGGGACTTCCAGGGTCTTGAGGACCCTCTTCAGCGGTTCATCAGCCAATACGAGCCTGGAGAGCTGATCTTGAGAAAGAATTTTAGGCGCGATCTCCTTAAGATCCTTGAGGACTGGAGGCTGAAAGACATAAAAGAGTAAAAATTTGCAACTTTTTTTGCAAAGACGTGAAAAAGTTGCAAAAGCAGCTGTATAATTCAACTGTAGGCAACTACAAACTGGTTCTCTAACTTACTTGTTTACTGTTTATTGAAAGGCATCTATCATGGCACACATGCTCGCAACTACTCTCACTGGCAAAGCTGCAATGGCTTACGTGGGTGACACCCCTTGGCACGGTCTGGGTCAGAAACTGACCGACAACGCACCCCTTGAAACCTGGGCCGAAGAATCCGGCCTTGACTTCCACTTGGCTACAGCCGATGTGCAGTTCACCCCACCCGCTTCAGTGTGGAACGGCTACAAGCCCACCACCATGGCGTATGACGGCAAGAAAGTCATGTACCGCACAGACAGCAACACGCCTCTGGGCCTTGTATATAGCCAGTACAAAATTGTGCAGCCTATTGAGGTGCTGGAATTCTTCCGCGACATGGTTGGCAACATTGCCCATCTGGAAACAGCCGGCGTCCTGCGCAACGGTGCTCATTACTGGGCTTTGGCTCGTATGGATGGCGAGTTTGCTTTGGCAGGCGACAAGGTCAATCAGTACTTGCTGCTGGCTTCTTCAGCTGATGGCTCATTGGCAACTCAGGCTCGTCTGACCTCTGTCCGCGTTGTGTGCAACAACACATTGCAACTGGCCTCAGCACGTGGCAAGGCAGAAGTTAGTGTCCGCCACAACTCAGTGTTCAATGCAGCCGCTGTGAAATCTGATCTCGGCAACATCAACGACGCATTCAAAGCCTTTGAGCATACCGCCAAGTTCTTGGCTGGTGTCAAAGTGTCCAGCATGCAAGCCCAGGCAGTATTCACCAAGCTCCTCGGCGGTGACGACAAGAAACCTAGCCGCGCAGCACAACGTGCATTGGCACTGTTTGACGGTGCTGGCATCGGTGCTGATCTGGAGTCTTCCAAAGGCACCGCATGGGGCGCCCTCAATGCCGTGACTCAGCTGATGGATTGGGAAACAGCCCGCACAGGCGATGCTCGGCTGGCCAATGCATGGTTTGGCGGCGGCGTTAACATCAAGAATCAAGCCGTCGAAGCTCTGCTGGCTTTGGCATAAGTTTTTGGGGGCTAGTCCCGGCATGTTACCGTGATAGACGGAGCCGCTTGTGCAAGGCTAGTCCCCACTCTTCTTGTTGTATAATTGCAGTACTGATTGTTGAAAGGTATATATGAATGTGTTCTATCTCCACCATTTGCCTACCATTGCAGGCAGCATGCATTGCGACAAGCATGTCGGCAAAATGCTCATCGAATCCTGCCAGCTTTTGGCCACGGCTCACCACCACTTTGACAATGGCGATGCTGTAACCTATAGGCCTACTCATAAAAACCATCCAAGTGCAATCTGGGTGCGTCAAAGCAGGCTCCACTATGACTGGGTTGTCGAGCTCGGCCTAACGCTTGGCCGCCAGTTCAAACTGCGCTACCTCAAGCTGCACAAGTCACACCAGGTGCTAGTTGACCAGCTTACACAAGCTCCACCTGCTATGTACAAGCTGCCCCTGTTGTGGCAGCCTCCGCCACTGGCAATGCCTGACGATTACAAATCAGCCGACCACGTCGAATCCTACCGCAAGTACTACGCCAGCAAGCTGCAAACCATGCCCATGGTGTACTTCAAAGGCAACAAACCTCCACCTATGTGGCTGTCCGATCTTTGGTCAGGTTGCACTTTTCAAGAGGCCGCGTAATGCGCTATCACACTATGTACGACAAAGTCAAAGAGTTCCGCACCAAGATGGGCTTGCCTATTGGTGACCACCCACACATTCTGCCTGCTGAGCAAACCAGCTACTTTGCTAGGTTCATCATGGAGGAGCTCTCAGAGCATTTGAAAGCTTGCGAGGAAGGATCCTTGGTCGATGCTGCCGATGCACTTGCTGACCTCATCTACGTCACCATGGGGATGGCCCATGCAATGGGGCTACCGCTTGATGAAATCTTTGCTGTGGTGCATGATTGCAATATGTCCAAAGTGCCTGCCAATGACTATCAGCGGTCTATCCGTGGCAACCAGTATGATGTGGTCAAACCTGCAGGCTGGTACCCACCTGAGCCTGGCATCATCAACATTCTCAACGCACACAAGAAAGCAACATCATGAAAATCAGTGAACTTATCGACCGCTTTGTAGAAGTCAAGGCAGTCAAGGAAGATTTGGCTGAGCAGGTCAAGCAATGCAACGAAAAGCTGGCAGCCATTGAGGCTGACATCATGGAGCAAATGTCCAACGCAGGCATCTCACAGGCCGCGTCTGATAAAGCTTCATGCAACATGAAAAAAGTTACGCACCCTGCCATCACCGATTGGGATGCTTTTTACAAACACGTGGCGCAAACAGGTGAGTTTGAATTGCTCCACAAACGATTGTCTTCGGCAGCTATCCGTGAGCGTTGGGAAGCTGGCAAAGAAATACCAGGAACTGTTGCGACCAGCTCTTGGGAAGTCACCGTGCGTC